GCTGCCTTTGAGATGTGGAATAAGGTGGGTACTGACTGGGCGCTATGGGTTGACTCTGACATCGTACTTACCAAGGAAGTTGTCAAGACTCTATGGGATACCGCTGACAAGATTACTCGTCCAGTTGTAAGTGGTGTGTACTTTATCTCTAAGCAGATGGAGAACACACTCATGCAACCTATGCCTGCTATCTTTGATGAGGGTGAGAACGAGTATCAGATTAAACATCACCACCCACTGCCACGCAATCAAGTCATCAAGGTTGACAGTGCTGGCTTAGGTTTGGTCTTAATACATAAGTCTGTTATCAAGGCATTGCATGACAAGTTTGGTGAGACAGACTTTGTGTTTGCTGAGAACTCAGAAAGCGGAGAGCAGTTCATTGGTGAGGACATCGCCTTCTTCCGCAAGGTTAAAGCAGCAGGCATACAAGTCTATGCAAATACATCAGCCTTAGTAAAGCACATGAAGCGTTTTGCTTTAGATGATGGGTACTACAACCTGTATTGGGCATCAGTAGAAATAGCAGAGAGGAGAGAGCGTGAGCAATCAGCAAATAGCAAACAAGCGTAGAGGTGCAGGCTGGGAGATAGACCTAGCAGACTTCTTTGTTGAGTTAGATTACGAAGCACAACGCCTACCTCGCGCTGGGCGTAACGACATTGGTGATGTCTTTCTTAAGACAGCAAATGATTCTTATGTCATTGAAGCCAAGGCACCACGGCGTGATGGGCGCATTGACCTATCGGGTTGGTTGCGCGAGGCAGACATTGAAGCAGAGAACTACCGCTTGTCAAAGAGATTACTACTGGCACCATCACCATTGGTAATTATCAAGGCAAGTAACAAGGGAACAGGTGATGCTTATGTTGTTCAAAGGCTCAGCAATGTCCTCCCAAAACTCTAAGCATGACATCGTTAAAGTCTTAGAGCATTACGGATTTACTATACCTGTCAGAACTGGATGGGTAACAGTCCGCTGTGCCTTTCACAATGACAAAGTTAAGTCAGCCCGACTCAACATTGATAAGGGTGGCTTTAGATGTTTCGCCTGTGACATGGCAGGAGATGTGTACTCATTGATTATGAAGAAAGAAGGAGTCAAGTATGGCGAGGCTGTCAAAATCGCAGAGAGAATTACTGGCGAAAGCCACGGAGAACTACGAGCAAAGCCTAGCAGAGGTTCTTCCGTATCTGGAGAGTCGCGGTATAACGGAAGCAACGGCGCGTATGTTCCGCCTCGGCTTCGTGGCGAATCCTGAGACGGGACATGAACCTTACTCAGGTAAGTTGGCTATCCCTTACATCACACCATCGGGTGTCATTGACATACGCTTCCGTAGTTTAAGCAATGACAGTGGACCGAAGTATCTCTCTCGCCCTGGTGCAACCACACACATCTTCAATGTCATGGCATTACAAACTGATGCTGATGTTCTCGTAATTTGTGAGGGAGAGATTGATACAATTATCGCAACACAAGTAGGGTTCGCAGCAGTCGGGTTGCCAGGTGCTAATAACTGGAAGCCATTTTACTCACGGGTATTGGCTGACTGGGAAAAGATTATGTTGTTCTGTGATGGTGACAATGCAGGTAGAGAGATGGCGAAGAACATAACACGAGAGTTAGACAATGTGTTCCCTGTGTTCATGCCAGACAACTGTGATGTCAATGATGTTTACCTACAAGAAGGGGCAGAAGGCTTACGCAAACGCGTTGGGTCTTAAGACATGGCTAAAAACTCCAGTTTTGATTTAGATTTTGGGTACGGCAGAAAGGGTGAGAAGTTGGTAGAAGAACTCCTTACCGAAGGCAAGACTGTAGAGGTTAAGCGTGACCGCAAGTGGTGGGTTACTAACAATCTTTACATTGAAGTTGAGTGCTGGTACATGAAGTCTAAATCGTGGGAGCCATCAGGAATTATGGTGACTGAGGCTGCTTACTGGGCATTTGTATTGGAACAAGGTGTACTCATGGTACCTACAAGCCATGTGTTGTATGCCATTAAAGAGTTTGGTCGAGAGATTACATGTGAGATACCCCCGAATAAGAGCAAGGGATACCTCATAACAGTAGATGATTTACTCACGGCAATGCGGAAGTTAAAGAATGAGAAAGCGGAAACAGTAGATGGATAAACAAGACGAGGTATGGGATGTGATTTATTCTGTCGCAAGACAGATAGCCTCTCGTTCAGGTCGCATCCATCGTGGGCTAGTAACTACTGATGACATGTACCAACACCTATCTTTGTGGGCGTTGGAACATTGGCACAAGATAGAACAGTGGCAACAGGAGGAGAGTCTTAAGTACAAGTTGCGTAAGACTTTCTTCAATGAAGCACAGAAGTATGTGGCTAAGGAGAGACAGAGAACATCGCGTTCTCCTATGTCAGATACTTTCTACTATTCACACGAGGTATTGCATGAACTATTGCGTGATGTGTGGACACACGAGGGATGGTCAGATACTCCTGACTTAAGTAATGAATTTGTTACTCGCTCAAGCAAGCCAAGTGAGAGTGGCAATCGTATGGCTTTGCTATCAGATGTTATGGCTGGGCTAGAGAAACTATCAGATGTAGATAGAGACTTACTTAAGATGCGCTATCACGCAGGTGGTATGGAGTTAGGTGCAATGGCTGAGACTTATGGCACGACAGAAGAAGCAATGCGTAAGAGAGTCAAGCGTGCATTAACTAAGTTGCAAGACAGGCTCGGCGGAGAACAACCAGTATGGAACAGGCGCAATCGTAGCAATGCCCAAGCGAGACAGGAAGTGAGTGATAACTAATGATTATTGGACTAAGTGGATACGCACAATCAGGCAAGGACAGCACGGCAGAATTGTTGTGTCTTAATTACGGCTATCGCCGTATCGCTTTCGCTGACCCTATGCGTGAGGCTTTAATGAGATTGAATCCTAAGTTGGATAGCATCACACACATAGCCCATCGTGTTGATGACTATGGCTGGGATGTAACTAAGCGTGACCCAGAGGTGCGCCGTCTATTGCAGGTACTAGGTACAGATGTCGGGCGCAAGATGTTTGGTGATGACTTCTGGATTAAGATTGCATTGTCAGGTATTAAGTCAGAAGATAAAGTTGTTGTCTCTGATGTGCGCTTTCCTAATGAGGCACAAGCAATCAAGAATCTTGGTGGCACTGTCTGGCGCATCAATCGCCACAACCATAGCGCTGTCAATGGACACCCATCAGAGCATGCAATGGATAACTACATGTTCAATCATGTTATCTACAACGATGGAACTCTTGATGACTTAAGTGATGAAGTGTTTATGCTTGCTAAGGAACTTGACCTGGCTTAATACATAGAGAAACCCAGCGAGACAGGAGAGAATCGCTGGGTTTTTCTATGCACATAAACTTATCGCTTATGTGCTAGACAATCATAACACAGGGTTATTGTTTGGGTCTGTCACATCCCAACCGACACGACTACGCAGACGGGTACGCATCGCAGGTGTGGTGCCACCCCATACTCCGTACCTTTCGTGGGCTAAGCCCCACTCTAAACATGCCTGTTTAATCGGACACTCGGCACACATCTTGTCAATCATGCGCTCCTCATCGCGGGTGAATAAGTCTTTCGGTGGATAAAATACTTCGGTGTCTATGCCCCTGCACTTACCCTTGCTCATAATTCTTGGGTTGTATCTTAAGAAATAACGGGTGATGGTTTTGCCATGGCGCTTGCCCATTATTCTTACGCCCATGACTTCGTGGTACTCAGGCTTCATGTCTTAATACCAACCCTTGGCAAGGTGATGAGCGTATGCTCGGCAGATGTTGTTGCCTGACTTGCCGTATCTGTGTTCCAGATAGACAAGCCCAGCATCAATCTGCTTCCTGCCATTCCAGGTTGGCTTAAGACCGATGTTCTCCCATGTACTGTCCAGTAACTGTGGAATACCCATGGCACTAGACTGTTTGTTCTTGGCTTTTGGTCGCCAGTTTGACTCGCGTTTCCATAATTCATACAAGCAAGACCACTGTTCAAGTTTGTCCTGCTTAGTTAGTTGGTCAATAGCATAGCGTTGGTAGTCGTTCTCGTAGTGGGCAATGACTCTACCTTCTGGCTGATGTGTCAAGACTGTAGGCTGTGTAACTACCAGCGCTACGGCTAGACCTACGGCAGTTACAATCCAGATGCGTGCGTGTGGATGGATGTCTCTCATTGTTGCAACTCCTGCTCTCGTATGCTGTCAAGGTATGTATCAATAGCGCGGTTGGCTAGTTCCCTGTGTCTTAATTCACAAGGCGTACAGCGTTCG